CATAAAAACAAACAAAAAAAATGGCATCTAATTTATCCATTTCTTCAAGCTATGCTGGCGAGTTAGCTCTGCCATACATTAGCGCAGCAGTTTTATCGGGAGATACAATTGCTAACAACTACGTAACCGTTAAGGAAAACGTAAAGCACAAGATGGTTCTTAAGACTTTAGCGTCTACAGGAATCGTTAAAGCATGGGGTTGTGACTTCGACAACGCTGATTCTACCTTGACTTTGGCAGAGCGCGTATTGACTGTTACTGACCTTAAAGTAAATTTGGAAGTTTGTAAGAATCAGTTTGCAAAAGATTGGGAAGCGGCTCAAACAGGTCGTGGATTTGCTAACGATACTCTTCCTGCTAACTTCGCAGATTTCGTTATCGCTCACTTGAGTGGTAAAGTAGCTGAGAACATTGAGTACACTCTATGGCAAGGTAACTTCGAATCTTCATCTTTTACTGCTTTCAACGGAATTTTGAAAGTGTTGGATACTGCTAAGAGTGGTACTCCTGATGTTGACTTCGCTAACGCATTCACTGCTGCTAACATCGTATCTTCATTGACTACTTTGGCTAACGCATTGCCAGCTACATTGGTTGGAGATGCTTCTGTAAAGCTTTACATTAACCGTAAGACTGCTCAGTTCTACCGCCAAGCTTTATCAGCTTTGGGATATTTACAACAGTTCAACGCTGCTTCTAACTACCCATTGATGTTTGATGGTTACGAAATCTATGTTTGCCCAGGTATCCCGGACAACGTAGCATTGTTCGCTAAGGCTGATAACCTATTCTTCGGAACTGACTTAGTATCTGACTTCAACGAAGTTAAGGTTGTAGATATGTCTGTAACTGATGGATCAGATAACGTGAGAATGGTTATGAAGTTCCGCGCTGGAACACAAGTAGCTATTCCTGCTGAGGCTATCTTAGGATTCATGAATCCATAATAATACTCCTTTGTTAAAAGAGTGGGTTGGCTATGAGCCGCCCATTCTTTGCAAAGAATATTTAACTAATTAAATAATAAAAAACACATGAGCTGTCTAACTACCGCTGGATTCCAAATTAATTGCAAAGAAGCAATTGGTGGAATTAAAGCTATCTATCTTGGCGCATACGCAACCTTTGCAAATGACGCTACTATTGATGGCACATCTAACTTAGTTACTGCATTGCCTACAGGTTCAGTGTATGAATTCGAATTGCCTAAGCACACCGGATCATTTACTGAAGAGGCTGCTATTTCTATTGAGAATGGCACAGTATTCTACACTCAAACTATCGTATGTTCATTCCATGGAATGAGCGCTGCACGTGCATTACAACTTCAAAATATTGCTAAGGGCCGTAACGTATTATTCGTTCAGGACAATAACAATAACATTTGGATGTGTGGCTACAAAGATGGTGTTGAGGTTACTGCATTCACTACTACTACCGGTACTACCAAGGGTGACCTTGTAGGATATACCGTTACGTTCACAGGAGAGGAGAAAGATAAAGCTTATTTGCTTGACCAAGATGCTGGAGATACTCCATTTGAAGACTTCTCTACTGTTACTGTAGTAGCAGGTACATTGTAAACTAAATTGTGCTATCTTTAAAGCATGATTTATTTACTTAAAAATACAGCAGCACAGCTCCTCTACCTTACACTAAAGGAAGGGGAGCTTTTGCTTGCTAATACATACACTCATTATCTGCTTGAATTAACAAACGAGCAGACACTTCAGAAGCTTTACGCTATCCCTACCAAGATAGCTGAGAATGATAGATATACTACCATTCGTATTGGCACTAACGCTAATACACCAACAGCTGCAAGCCTATTAATTAACTATCCTGCAAGGTTTAGTTATATTGTTTATGGGCAAAATAGCAGCACTAACTTAGATCCTACAAACGCGGCAGTAGAGGGAGTAATAGAGAAAGGATATTTAATAGTAGAAGATGTAACTACTCCAAGATTTACTGAGCCGAATTTAACAATAGATAACGATATTACTTACAATGGATAATATAGCACAGCCATCAGTACCAATGTTAGTGAATCTTGGAGCAGCAATGCCACAAGAGGCTACCGAGAAAGAAACACCTAAAGGATGGGTAACACTTGGCGAGGCTAACTTGTTTAGCAATTATCTCATTGACTTATACTATGCTTCTCCTGTGCACTCTGCTCTTACTATGAGCATTTCATTTATGATTGCAGGGAAGGAAATTAAGAGTAATAATCCTGCGGCACAACGCGAGATAGATAGACTTAAGCTTAATACTATACGTAGACCTATAGCCTTAGATGCTAAGATGCAGGGAGGTTATTACTTAGAAGTAATTTGGAGCGTAGATAGAAGCACCATTGCTAAGATTAACCACTTACCATACGAGAATTGTAGATTAGCTGTGGCTAATGATGAGGATATTATACCGGGTATTTACTACTCGAAAGATTGGAGCGACACACGTAAGAAGAAAAACATTCCTGTATTTATCCCGATGTACAATCCAACAACGAAAGCAGATGAGCCTTCTCAAGTGCTTTTTATTGGAGTGATGACACCTGGCAGCGCTTACTATCCGAAGCCTGATTACTACAGTGCTATTAACTACATTGAAATCACAAGAGATATTAGTGAGTTTTACCGAGCATTCTTAACGAATGGAATGGCTCCGAGCTATTTCTTACACATGAATAATGGTATTCCTGATCCTGAAGAGCAGATGGCTATCCGCAGGAACTGGGAGACAATGATGGGCGCTAAAAGAGCCGGTAAGGTAGTATTCACTTTCAACGAATCAGCTGATAGAGCACCGCGTTTAGACTTAGTTCCTATGACTGATGCCGATAAGCAATGGCAAGAGCTTAGCGTGCAGTCAAGAGAGAACATCTTAGCAGCTCACAGAGTTACTTCACCTTTACTTTTCGGTATTCGTGATGCAGGTGGATTAGGTAGCAACGCTGATGAAATGAAGCAGGCTTACCGCATCTTCAATAGAAACATTATTGAGCCTTACCAACAAATTATAACAGATAGCCTTGAAGAGATATTTAAAGGTATGGGCATTGTTGCTGATTTATACATTGAGTCTAATGATATATTCGGCGAAGAAATCACTACAACACCTGTTGCACAAAATGCAACAACTCAGCTAAGCGCTGAAAAAAAAAAGATTAATTTAGAGCCACAAGAAAAGCCTCCAATCTTTACCGAAGATGATGAAAATTGGTGGTGTGAATTCTTAGAAGATAAGGGCGAAATAGTAGATGAGGATGAGTGGGAGCTTATAGAAGCTGAGCCTGTTAATCTTGCATCAGTTCGCAGTTATGCTGATCCTGATAAGCCTTCTGAAATGGATAGCGGATTGTATAAGATTCGTTATTCTTATTCAAAGAATCTAAGCGCTAACAGCCGCAAGTTCTGCCGTCAAATGGTAAGCGCAGCTAAGGCTGGAATTGTATACCGCTACGAAGATTTAACTGCTATGAGTTCAGATAGTAACTCAGTTAATCCTAACATGGGCCATAATGGCTCTACCTATAGCGTATGGTTGTGGAAGGGCTCGGTCAATTGTAAACATTACTGGGAGCGTAGAGTATATTTTAGAAAGAGAGAGAAGGGAAGATTCATTGCAGACAATGGCTTAGATTCATCTAATCCTATCTCAGTAGCTAAAGCTATTCGTGCAGGAATGCCTTTGAAAGATATAGCTAAAGACTTCGCTACAGCTAATACTCGCACGTATGACTTACCGAATAACGGCAGATACCCAGGAACAAATTAAAACTAAAAGAACATGGCAATAGCACCGGAAATATTATTTATCAATGAGGAATTCTTAAAGAAATACACTCAGCTTAATGAAGCTGTAGATACTAACCTTATTCGCCCTGCCATGTACTTGGCTCAAGATAAGTACATGACTCTTTACCTTGGAACTGATTTAACGAACAAGATTAAATCTGAGATAGAGAATGGCACTTTGAGTGGAGTCTATGAGACTTTATTAAACGAATACATTGTAAAGCCTACAGCTTGGTGGACCATGGTGGAGCTTTATCCTTTCCTAATGTATAAGCATGATAACGGTAACTTAGTTACACGTCAATCTGAAAACACTACAGCCATTAGTAAAGGTGAGATGGATTCATTAGTAGAGAAAGCACGTGAGAATGCTCAGTGGTACACTCAGAGATTAGTAGATTATTTGTGCGACAATAGCACTTCTTATCCTGAATACACATCTAATAACTTCCCTGATATTCATCCTCTCCGCAAAGTGAACAGGCAGAGCACTGTGGCGTTTAGTGAGGGTAGAAATTACGATAGTGCTTGGAGCAGATTCAACGTGAGAGATTTCACTAACTAAGATACATGACAAAGGAAGAAAAAACACGTAAAGACTATGAGCGCAAGCTTAAAGTCTACTTAAGCAAACGAGATAAAGAACTTAGAAAGAATGAAAGCACCAACAATCGAAGAGCTTAAGGCTCAATTTACAGAGCTTGGCTACAAGTGGCCTACTATTCATATCGTGGGCATCCGAAGCAAAGCTAACGAGCCTAATAAATTTGATGATCTAATAGGCTTGGTGCAGGGTAATGAAGTTAAGTGGTACACTGGTACTACTAATCCAGGTACTTTTTGGCTGAATAATCCCATGAATAAGTTAGGAACTGCAGTTTTGAAGCCAGGGCAATACGTAGACACTTACACAATAGGGCTGCATCAGGGCAAATACAGCGCATTAGTGCAGTCAAAGAAAGTAACTGTATTCAGAGATGCCGATAAGGATAACATTGCTGAGGAGCAGGGTAAAGAAGATACAGGCCTATTTGGCATTAACATTCATAGAGCTAACGAATCTACTGAGTCACGCAACATTGACAAGTGGAGCGCAGGCTGTCAAGTGCTGAATATCCCTAAGCAATATAAAGAGCTTATTCAGGCATGCATTAAATCAAATAAAAAGGCATTTACTTACACTCTATTAAAAGAGATATGAGTAATCACCAACAACAAATAGCCGAAGGAGTAACCGGTACAGTTAGCAGTATTTTACTTAGCGTGCCTGCATGGATGGTAGATGTTGAATTTGCTTTAAAGATATTTTGTCTATTGCTATCAGCAGCTGCATCTATCTTCACTATCTATAAGATGAATAAGAAGAGAAGATAATGCAAGACTACGCAAAAGAATTAATACAATACGGTGCCTTAGGTGTAATCTGCATAGGCATGGGCTTCATGATATTCAAGTATTGGCAGACAGATCGTGCCGAAAAGCAGAGATTGATAGAGCGCTTAGAGAAGCTTAATGACGAATTAAGGCAGAATAAATGAAATGGCTTAAGAGCATATTTAGTAACGAATCAGACGCGAGCTCTAAGCGAGTAGCATCTATCTTAGCATTACTTGTATGCATTAATCTTTCCTACATTGGCACATTCACTGAATACAAGACTCCTGAATACATGTTTGATGGCTTGCTTATTTTAGCAGGGGGTGGGTTAGGATTAACAGTGATAGAATCTATCTTTGCTAAAAAGAAATCTAATGACACAACAAGCCAAGAATCAAATTAAAGGAGCAACAGTTATAGTGGTAGCAGTAACCATCTGCGCTGTTATGCAGATGATGTATATCTCTATTAAAGATAGTAAGAAGGCTATTGAAGGATATGAGCGCAGAGCAGAGAGAGCAACTCACGTAATAGATTCTTTAGAGGCTACAAACGTGCAGCGCATGATTCAGATTGAGGAATTAAATCAGCAGTTAGAAAGAAACAAAGAAATTTATGAAGCGAATATTAATGCTATTGATTCTCTTGATAAGCATGGGTTGCGCAGAGCCATGCACTCTCTACTCGCAGAGCTTGCCGGTGAGAGATACCCTGGTCAGTCTAACGACTAAGGAAGTAAGAAGCCTGCTTAAGTTAAAGGCTGAAAGAGATTATCTTAAGACTCAGTTCATTACCCTATCTAAATCAGATAGTATATCAGCCATTGTTATTAAGGATCAGCAGAAGTCTATAGATGCTTGGGCCATCACCAACGAAAAGACTTCACAGCAGTTAATTAAAGCGCAGCAAGAGCTATCTACTGAAGCTGCACGTAAAGAATCTTGGCGCAGCACAGCGCTTATAGGTATTCCCATCTCGTTTATAGGGGGTATTATCTTCACTCTATTTTTCTAAACTAACATTCATTTGTTCATAAGTTAGATATAATTCAAAAGATTTCTTTTGGATATCTAAAATATAGTAGTACATTTGCTAAAATTAAATCAATAAGCAAATGAAAAAAGCACTACTCTTCTTAGCCATGCTAATCGCAGGCCTACTCATCGGAGGATCATTCGATGCAGACACAGCTAAATTAGAATCACAACCTAATCACATCAGCAAAT